GGCGGAGCCATATACAGGAAATGATGCCAATAAATTCACAAAAGGAAATAGAGCTGTTGGAGATGATCGTCTTAACAATCAGAATATAAATCCTAACAGGGCTAGCCAAATCTCTCAAAAAGGGGATTCTTGGAAACCCCTTACTATAGGAATTAAAGACATAGATGAAACTATCAAATATTATTTTGATAGGGTAGTACGGCCTTCTGTTCTCCAAAATGGTAATAGAATAGCAGTACCTACTATATATGGTTCCCCTGAACGCTGGAAATCAGTACAAAAAGATGGATACTACAGGGACGGGAAAGGTAAAATAATGGCTCCCCTTATAATGTATAAAAGGACTAATATTGATAGGCAAAGGGGAATGACTAGCAAAGTAGATGCTAATTACCCTCAAACTTATGCTGTTTTTCAACAAAAATATTCTAAAAAGAATTTTTATAACAAATTAAGTGTTTTAAATGGAGCTAAACCTATTAAAACTTACCAAGCCCTTGTAATTCCTGATTTTGTTTTAATAACTTATAGTTGTGTTATTTATACTTATTACATGGAACAATTAAATCATATAATTGAAGCTATAAATTACGCAGCAGATACTTACTGGGGTGATCCTCAACGTTTTAAATTTAAAGCGGGTATAAATAGTTACCAAACAATCACAGAATTAAATGTAGGGGAACAACGTACTGTAAAAGCTAATTTTGATATTAAATTAAATGGTTATATAGTACCCAATGTTATACAAAAAGACCTTAATGCTATTAAGAAATTTTCAAGTGATTCCAAAGTTAATATTAACTATGAAACCACTCAAAACTTATCAGGACAAAGCAATAACAATTTTATAGAAAATATAGATACTAATTTAGACTAAAATGACAGAACAAAAACTCACTTCCGAGGAGGTTACAAATTTAAAAAATCTCCAACTTGAACAACAAAATCTTATTTCTTCATTTGGAGAACTTGAATATCAAATCCAAGTATTAGAAATAGAAAAAGAAAAAACTATAGAAAAATTAGAACAATTTAAGCAACAAGAAAATCAATTAGTTACTTCTCTAAGTACTAAATATGGAGATGGAGTTATTAATCTTGAAAAAGAAGTATTCCAAAATCAAAATTAAATTTTGAAAGGTTTTAATATATTTATTAATAAAGTACTAAACTAATTAACCCTAAACTCGAACTTTAACATGGCAGAACAAATAATATCACCAGGGGTATTTCAAAATGAAAATCTCCCTGTATCGCTAGAAGCTGCAGCTGCCCCAATAGGTGCTGCTATTCTAACCCCGTCCGTAAAAGGACCCGTAGGTATACCTACAATTGTAACAACCTACTCAGACTATAAAACCAAATTTGGTGGCACTCTTGTAAGTGGAGGAGTAGAATACGCTTACTTTGGAAACATTTCAGCACAAAACTACTTTAGACAAGGAGGAAGTAGCTTATTAGTTACTAGAATTGTTAGTGGTTCAACTAGTGATTGGAGTGGTGCTACTTCAACCGCTATAGTAACAGGCAGTAATAGTGGTACAGGTACTAACAATGTATTTACCCTTACTACAATATCAGAAGGAGAAAACCAAAATTCTACTTCAACTGAAACAGTAGGAGGAGCTTTACCATCTGGATCATCTGATAATTTAAGATGGGAAATTACTAATGTAGACTCAGGATCAGGTATCTTTACTCTTAATATTAGACAAGGTAATGATAGAACCGCTGATAAAAAGATTTTAGAGTCTTGGAGAGGTGTTTCACTTGACCCCAAGAGAGAAGATTACATTGCTAAAGTAATTGGTAACCAAACATTTACTGTAGGCAGTGATGGTACTGACGCTTATGTTGAAATAAATGGTGAATACCCCAACAAATCTAAGTATGTAATTGTAAGTGCTGTTAACAAGCCTACCCCTGATTACTTAGATGGTGCTGGTAACTTTAAACCCGAATTCACATCATCTATACCTGCTAACCAAAGTGGTTCATTTGGATCTGGAGCTGGTTCTCTATTCCCATCAGCAGGTACAATTAACTTCTATAAAGATGTTGACAACACTAACACTCAAGGAGTAACAGCTACTGATTACACAGCATCTGTTAACTTGTTAAAGAATAAGGACCAATACGCTTATAACGTACTTAGTATTCCTG